TGGTGTCGCTGCTCTCAATGATGAGAATATCTATCGCATGATAGAGTCATGGGCTACGGGTAGCAAGATTGCGGTGCTATCTGTGAACCCTGTCGCTGAGTATCAACTCTATCTTATCAACGAGAAGTTAGGTACATGGGACGACAACGGCGTGTGGTGGTCTAACTCTAGTTACAAGCGGACAACCTACACCTATACCCCTAGTGTCAAGCAGTCCGACTCTGTAATCATAGGCTATGCTGAGGACGAGAAAGAATTTTGGGAGAAGCAAGAGGACTATCTCAACAGGTACTCTGATGATGGCTCTGTGATAGACTTGTGCCCTATGTGTGAGGCTATGATAGACTTAGAACAATCGTCCGAGTCGTGTGAGTTCTGTGCTTCATGTCTGTATTGCTTCCAATTACCAATGGACTGTGACTGCTACGACCCCAAGCACAAGGCTCACTCTCGTGGGTTTGAGTTTGACAACGAGTGGACTATGAGTAAGTCCTATGACTCGTTACTAGTTTGACTAGGCGCATGACTCTCGGGTAGGGTAGTGCCGCCTACCGCGCAATACGGCACATAGATTTCCATAGGTAAAGTGCCTATGGATTATACCCTGAAAGGAACCACCAACTACAATGAGCACCAACTCAACTAAGTCCCAGCTATGGGACATCGCAGATACTCTACGCTCCCTTGCGCTAGAGATTGACATTGCCACTACTATCGATAATCTTGACAATGATTATCACTCTTATGGTACTATCGTCAAGGCTAAACCCGTACAGACTCGCTTCAAACCCAAGTCTATGTGGGTATCCTTAGGTGACGGCACCTACAAACATCTCACAGGTAAGAAGGGACTCACCGCTACACATGAACGACTCAAAGACTATGTCGATGTCGTATTCGAAGCGTAAAGAAACCGAAAGTAAGATTGCCGTAGCCGAGCCACTAGCAGGTATGCTGGTGGCAGGTTACATGGTATTGGTATTCACATCAGACATGAAGAAACCACCTGTCATGTATGGTATGTTTACCGACTTAGACAAAGCCCTTGATTGGGCTGAGTTGCTGACGGGTGTTGTATCAGTACACCCACTTTATAATCCTACACACAATCGAGGTTAACTTGATAGGTCTATGCTCTACTCATCACGACCCTGACTTATGGTTCCCTGAGGAACAAGAGTCAAGAGGCAGACCAAGTCGCGCTAATCATGAGCGCATGGTCAAGCGTGCATTGACTGCCATTAGTATCTGTCAGTCCTGCCCTTCTCGTTCCGCATGCCTTACCGAAGGTATGAGGGAAGAGAATATCGAACATGGTATATGGGGTGGCATGCTTGCTGGTGAAAGAATATCACTAGCTCGTAGCCGTAGGACGGGCACGATACGAGAGCAAGCAATTGCTTTCGCAGAAGGAGTAAAGGCATGGCAAACTATTTCATAAGGCTAACAGTTGTAACGATAGTTACGCTAGCCTTTACAGTTCTAGTAGTAGAACCGCTTTCATCACCGCATAGGTATGGAGATACCAAGCGGGAGTGGACACCACAAGATAGCAAGGCTTACGCCTACATCGGCATGGAACCCGAAAGCATATAATAAAATAAAGGTTCAGGGTAGAAATGCCGGCGGTATCCCACAGATACTAGGGCTTGACCCTAAATTACCAGCGACCAAACAGATTGAACGGGGACTGGACTACATCTATTATAGATACCATACACCATGCCGAGCATGGCAACATTTTAGAAAGAAAGGTTGGTACTAATGCCTTACATAGAGGACAAGTATGTTACCTTGTGTAACTCTTGTAACAAACCCATTAAGGGTGAATCAATATCGGTTAAGGCTAAGAAGGGACACATCAAAACTTGGTTGTTCCATGCTATGCCAACCGATTGTGCGTACACCGAAGATGTTCCGGTGAGCGTAATGGAAACAGGATTTGGAGGTGACGGATGGATAGGTTCGAAGAGCCGCTTGAGATAACAGAACTAGAGCCTGACTATACAGAGTCGATGGATATTCGTGGTATACCAACCACGATATGTCCTTGTGGTTCTAAGGTATGGGATGTCAAGACTATCTTTGACCAAGAGACAGGCGAGGTAGACATGTACTTCCTAGATATGGAGTGCTCTGTCTGTGGTACGCTAGCCACCGCACCAACACCTGAGGATTTCGAGGTACAAGATGCCGACTTATGAATACAGATGCGGTAAGTGTGACTCGCTTACTGTACTTTCCCGCAGCGTAGACGAGCGAGATGAACCTGTCTCGTGTGTCTGTGGCTTTGAGTCAACAAGAATATACAACGCCCCCGGTATCCAATTCAAGGGTACGGGTTTCTACAAGACAGGAGGATAGGGTGATTACCCACCAGCTAAACGCTGAAGAGTTCAGCAAGTTAATCAAAGAAAATATTTACGAGGACTTAGACATTACTAATGTGGATGAGTACTCGGTAATCCGTAGCGATAGAGATGAAGTCTACGCTATGGCTAAGAGTTATCCAACAGATGACATCATGATAAGCGAAGAAGAGTACAACAAGATTATGCTCGGCGCTAAGAGCTCCGACTACTCAGCCCTGTTCTTTGCCATCACACCTAGCGGTGCATATCAGTTCGCACTTGAACTAATAAACCTAAAGTTCGAGAACTATGTTGACCATGATGCAGGTATAGATACCAATGTGGCAGAGCTAAACCCTACCGCAGGTGTAGAAATACTTGAGTGGTATCCTGAGTTCGACAGTCATGAAGAGTACTTAGATACCTTGCTTGATGCCAGCATGGATAAGCTAGAAGATGTCCCTATGTGGGAAGAAGGGGACGAGTGGTAAAATTACTTAGGATATTAGCCATAGTATTTCTACTCGCCTTCATAGGTGGGGCAGATGTCAAGTCAGCTATCGTGCTGACTGTCGCTGTCCTCACCTTCATTGTTCTGTTCTCCTTCAGGCGTTGACTTCTCAAAGTCTTCGTCTTGATATGGCTTACGCCCACCCAACTTGTTTACAAGTCGTTGTATAGCACGCTTATGGCGCATCCTCGCTGCGTCCTCTGAGCCAAGAGATAGATAGTTGGCTATCTCCTTGAAGTCTAATGACTCGGCATGTCGGAAGAATATAATCTTTCTATCTTCTTTAGATAGCTTCCAATATGCTGAGTCAACTTCAAGTAGTAGTACCTGAACATTACCACCTTCGGATGGAGCAGATGGTCTACCTCCACCACCACTTAGATTCAACTTCGGTGCGATATGAAAGTTACCCATCAACACAGTAGGTAACAGCACCTCAACTAATCCTGGTTCATAATAATATAAATCACTCACATCATAGCCAACAGTCTTGGCCTTCCACTTCTGACAATAATCCAACGCCTCATTACGCAAGCTACGATAGATAAGATTCTTAGCATCCTTCTCACCGATTGCTTCCCAAGTATCTAACTTATTAGGGTGCTCAATGAACCACTTGTACAAGGCTTGCTTGATATCCTCATACTCACAGATAGGAAACTTCTTGTGGTACTCAGAGGCGACAGCCTCAACCACATATTCCCAGCGTTCGATTCTATTCCAGTTCATGGCTTGTCGTTCTTCCACTTTCTCGTTCCAGTTAACAAATCTTCTACAGTAATTAGATAACCCTTAGACTTATTAGGTGGTATCTCACATGAGATTTCCCTACCTAATTGCTCGACAGTTTTCTTGAGGATATGGGTTGGGACTATGAAGGTTGATTGCTCAAGGACGAACGCCCAATACGCAGCCTCAGTCACAGATAAACCTGATGGTTCCCATGAACCTGACTTCATATACCAACACTCAGTTTCAATGTAGATGTTGTTGGTAATCCACCACTTCCTGTCACGCTTAACTTCTACAGTACGCCCACCAGTTAACAACTCTTCAACAAGTTGTTCACCCTTGCGACCATAGCCAAAGTCTATGTCGAACGAGGAGTTCTTTGCCATTTACTTATCCCACTTATCTCTCAGTACTAGCAGTGCTATGATGGCGTAGTTCGCCAAGTCCTTGAAAGAGTCTTCGATTGATTCATACATAGGGTCGCTATGTCTATCAACTAAGTTATTGATACGAGCAACCTTGTCATGGATACGCACACGCAATCCATTGAGCGCACCGCCTGGCGCATCAGCAATATTCTTGGGCCCATAATCCTTGTGCTTCTTTAGCAGGACAGACATGAGCTCATCATATACAATCCTTACATCGTCTTCGAACTGGGTGGGATACGATATGCGTGCTTCTTTGTCAACAGGGGTACGCTTAGTGTTACTGTCAGGGTATCCTCTTCGGACTTGGTCTGCGTAACGTGATAGCCCATCCCAACTAGGTGTTCTATAATCTGCCATACTTCTTCACTCTCCAGCCTTGAATAGTTTACTGACTTCTCCATCAAAATCTTCCATCACACTTTCTACTATGATATCCTCAACAGTCTCACCAATAATCTCAGGGTTAGTTTCTGCTGTGAATAAAGTTATATACGCTGACTGTAGTATCTCTGATAAGTATTCTTCATCATCTCTATTGTCAAAGAGTGCACGAAGTAGAGAACCAATCATCAACTTGTATCCACCCGGGAGTATCAACGCAGGGTCGAACTGTTCATCGTCCTCAACCATATGATTGACTGCCTCGAAGGCATCATTGAACTTGAACCCACACTCAGGGCAGCGAGGTAACTCGCCATTCTTGAAATCAAACATTTAATAGTCCCGCTTTCTGGAGTATTGCATTCGCCCCGTTGCTCGTATAAAATGAGTTAGCGTCTTCTCCGTCGGGGAATTGGACGACAGTAACAGGGAGTTCTCGGGCGAGACTATTAGCAAATTCTTTTCCTGGTTGGTCTCCGTCTGCAAAGACAAAGACTCTTTCGAAATCGGCAAGGAGTCTCGTGTAATGTTTCTTCCAACTATTAGCACCCGGTACACCAACACAAGGAATACCAACACAAGAACTAAGAGTAAGGGTATCCAACTCACCCTCACAAATGCCAATGAAATCACCAGCACGCTCAATGTCAAGAACATTATACATCTTTGTGTCCGCCCCAGTAAGGCCCATGTACTTCGGCTCCACCGCAGGATTGAGACTGCGGAATCGTAAGTCAACAACACCGGTTTTAGTAACATACGGTATGCTAAGTCTGCCAGTATATATCTCATGTCCCACCTCAGCCTCGACGACTACGCCTAATCGCGCCAGCCGTGCTGTTTCTATTGGAATACCCCTGCTTTTTAGGTAAGCTTCTGCCTGATAAATGTTTTCCTGGTACCTTGCTGTAGCCTTCTCCAACAATTCTTTCTGCGAATTCTTTTGCATCTCTTACTGTAATCCCTTCTTGCTGAGCAATGATTTGCAAACTATTTCCTTGAACTCCGCATGCAAAGCAGATGAAGATATTGCTGTCCAAGTTTGCGGTACCTGATTGGTGCGTATCACCGTGGAATGGACATCGGAGATTGACTTGCCCGTGTGTTCGTCCAAACTTTGCACCGTAGTGGACAAGCACATCTCTAATACTTGGGAGGTCATTCATATCTCTCTCTCATCCATTGTTCTAAATCCTGTATAACCCATGACTTCTCTATGCCATGATTGCGTCGCTTCACTATGACGAAGGCTGGAGGTATGGTCGCCAATCCCCTAGCCTTCGCATAGTTCTTTGCCTCAACCTGCGCTTCGTCCCAAAAGGCAGGCAAGTCTAACTTCTTTCTATTCTTTAACTCCATGATGTATGTCTTGCCTTGCAAGAATACATACAAATCACCCTCATCTTTGGCGCCAGCTTTAGTAAGACGCTCTGCTACTGCCTCGTGTTCACGAAACCATCGCATGACATCTGTCTCATACTGTGCACCTTTGCGACCATTAGGGTTAGCCATTAGTATGCGCTCTTATCTTTCTCTAGTATTCGTATTGCCCAGTTGAGTCCGTCTTGTACGCCTTGCGTATAAGCGTCCTTAGCTGGTGGTTTAGCATCTTCAATCTTCTGTATACACTTAGCAAGATGTCTGTAATATTCAGACTGTGCCATTTCTTTTGCATGAATTTCAAGATAGTCATCATCCATTATACATTCTCCGGTATGTCATCAACGAACATATACTCAGGGTTGAACGCAATCCATGTCATCAATCCGCCACCAGCATCTGCTCTGCCATATCTATTCTTAACAGGCGCGACTCCCATGCTTGTTCCAACAACACCGAGTGTGCATATAAGTGCAGGTAGCTGTGCAACCTTACCCTGTATGGCACTACGCGGTTGACAAGGGGTGCCAGCAACAGCTTCGCTAGTGTGATGTAGAACCAACACTGCAGCATTCGTAGCGCGAGCAAGATACTTTAGCTCCTTCATGATAGCTCGCATTGAAGCGAACTCTTCGCCACCATCGGTGGCAACATCCATCAAGTTATCTACCACAATCAGTTGTGGTGGGCATCCCCATAGTTCTTCGAAGGCCTGTACTTCTTCGTCAATATCCTGCAGAGATGGTGCTGATTCAAATGACCATACGATGTGGCTACCTTTAGCCAGCACTGCTCGAGTCCAACCTAAATCAGTATTCAATAATTGTTCAACATCACCTTGATTCTTACCACTAATCATAGATGCTAAACGCATAGCCATAGTGTGTGCGTTAGTGTCAGCGCTAATGTATAGCGTGGGAACTTTCATCTTTAGCGCAAGAGCAAGGGCAAGTGTGGACTTACCTACTCCCGGCGCTGCTGCGAACATCGACACTTCGCTTCGCCTGAGGACAATCTTGTTCGACTCAAACGCTTTGAAGCATGACGGTAGCGGTTCCCCACCGATACTTGGGCGACCAACGCTTCTGACAAGTGTACGCAATTTCGATTCCTTTTAAAGAGAAGCCGTAGCCAATCCATTATTAACTGACTACGGCTCATTTGATTTCCTTATTTAGTTGACTGGCTTGCATTGGTCAGGCGTTCCCTGCGGGGACGGACATGCCCAGAATGCATATGGCTTACCAGTATTCTTGCTAACTCCGCTACGCCAAATGCGTGCACCATGTTTACATGTGGGAGCTGCGGTACCTGACGCTTCCGACACCGGGGTTGGCGGCGAGGAGACTGGAGGCGTGGTGTTTGTAGTGGAATTTGTAGTCGATAAAGGGGCTACATTGTACGCTGCTGCTAGCATCTTGTTTGTTGCAGCAATCTGCGTAGCGTAGTCACCTACACCTTCAAGCAGCACACTAAGTTCGTCAGCAGTATTGGCACGGATGTTAATCATATCACCAGTACCAGTCTTATACGAGACTTGCAGTTTCCATTCTTCGTTCATTGCTTCTCTTTCTTTGAAGTAAACGGACAGTGCTCCGTGAGCCCACACCGATTACAGTTGTTTGTGTTTGGTAAGAATACACCAGCCTTACGGGCTTTGTCAAAGTTTTCTACGAAGTATGTAATCATATCTTCGGTATACTTTGTTAGGTCAACCATGCTACCAGTGCCCGACTGACGGGCCATCCAGTAGTTACCATACTTGACATCAACACCAAATATCTTTTTCAGTCCTGCTTTGTAGAATCCAAGCTGAAGGCTTGAATCAGGTGTGCGTTGTGAAGTCTTTAAGTCCACAACCACTAACTCGCCATCGACTTCGAAGACTCGGTCAATG